GCAGTTGCACTAATCATTGCCTACGCGGTACTAAATCGTTATAAGTCGGAATATGAGGGGATGATAAGATGAGTATTTTTGATGTATTTAAGAAAAAGAAAACCACCGATTCATCAAGTGAATTCAATCTATTTTCAACCAATCTCAATTACGTGGTGTCAAGTTCAAAGCGCATTGATGACAGTGATTTAGCAGAAATCTGTATTGACCGGATTGCTTCTCATATCAGTAAGTTAAAACCTAAACACATCAAGCATGGTAAGGAAGGCTCAGTTGAAGTTGTAAATGATGATATTAATTTTCGACTGACTCATTATCCAAATGAACTAATGACTACCTCTGAATTCATTTATAAAGTTGTGAGTTTGCTTCTAACACATAATAATTGCTTCATCTATCTTTCGTTTGATCATCATAATCGTCTGCAAGGTCTATATCCTTTAAATCCAGTCAAGGTTGCAGTGAAACAAGATTTAGGAGATGCATTATTTCTAGATATGGATTTCGGAGACGGAAAAAACTATACACTTCCATATGAATCGGTAATTCATTTGAAAAGGTTTTATAAAAACCATGAGTTGTTCGGTGGCGATGGTGCATTATCTGGACACAAGCAATTATTAAAAAGTATCAACATGAATGAAAACTTACTCATTGGATTAGAAAATGCCTTACGTTCAAGTTTTCAGGTTAAGGGTTTACTTAAGATGAATGCAATGTTATCGGAAAAAGATAAGCAGAAACAAAAAGATATCTTTGATGAAGCACTTAAAACTAATCGTGATAAGAATGGTTCAAGCATCATTCCGGTTGACATGAAAGCTGACTATATCCCACTATCCATAGATCCTAAGATCATCGATAAAGAGACACTCACATTGATTCAAAACAAAATACTGAATTACTTTGGCGTGAGTCAGGCCATCTTAAATTCAAAATATGATGAAAATGAATACAATGCGTTTTATGAAAACACACTGGAACCAATATCGATTTTCTTATCAAATGCCTTTAGCAAAGCCTTATTAACTGATAAGAGTTTGATTGATGGAGAGCAAATTATGTTCTACGGAGAAAGACTCAACTATGCCTCATGGTCAAGCAAAATTACCGCAGTTGAAAAACTTATGGGGTTAGGTATATTCTCTATCAACGAATCACGTGGTGTACTAGGATATCCTCCAATTGAAGAGGGGAATAAACGCATTCAAAGTCTTAACTTTGTCAATGCGAAATATGCAGATCAATATCAAGTAGGAAAGGATGAGAAAGATGCTAAATAAAGAAACAAGATTATCAGAGATACAAGCTGTCAGTGAAGAGAAAATGATAATTGAAGGCTATGCTATTAAATTCAATGAGCAAACCCTAATTGGTACAGAAGCACATGGTTTTAATGAAGTTATTGACTCAAAAGCATTAACTGAAACGAATATGAAAGATGTACCACTTAAATATAATCATCAAGACAATTTTTTAGTCATTGCGAGAACAAGAAACAAATCACTTGAACTGGTCATTGATGAAATCGGTCTAAAGATTAGAGCAGAACTATTAGATACACAGTCCAATCAAGATATATATAAAATGGTAAAAAGTGGACTCTTGGATAAGATGAGCTTTGCATTCACAGTAAAAAGCCAGTCCTGGGATAGAACTGGCAGTGTGCCACTAAGAACCATTCAAAGTATTGACAGATTGTATGATGTATCGATTGTTGATGTTCCTGCTTATGAAGGAACAAGTGTTTATGCAAGGAGCTTGGAGTTGATGGATATTGACACCAAGGAATTGGACTATTTAAAACTTGCAAGACAAACAGAAATCATAAGAAAAAAAATAAAAATCAAAGGAGATATTCAATCATATGAATCTTAACGCAAGAAAAAAAGAAATTGAAGTTCGTATCAATGCAATCAAAACAGAGTCAGAAACTGCTGAACTTCCAGTCCTAGAATCACTCGAACAAGAACTAGATAAACTAGTCGCAGAGCGAAATGTTATTGATAAAAAATTATTAATGGCAGCTAAGTTTGTTCCAACCAATGTATTGGTAGAAAAAAAGAACGAACTAAACACAGAAGTACTTGAAAAACGCGGTGTGGATTTAAGAGAAAAACGTACTGTACAAGTCTCTCAAGAAGAGATTTTGCTACCACAACACGTGGATAACAAAATTAATCCTTATCCGTTTAGTGAGGTTAGTTCACTAGTAGATAACATTAATTTGATCAATCTTAATGGTGGAGAAACCTATAAGAAAACATTTGTCAAAGAGTCTGGTATTGCTGGAACAACCAATGAAGGTGAAGATTACAATGAAACAGAACCTGATTTTGGATATGTGACGATCACCAAGTGTAAGCTTACAGCTTACACCGAAATCACAGAAGAACTAGAAAAACTGCCGAGTGTAAACTACCAAGAAGAAGTCATCAAAAATATTAAGACAAGCTTAAAGAAAAAATTATCCTTAGAAATCCTGAGAGGTGCTGGAACAGCTAATAACTTCACCGGTTTGTTCTCTGATAAAGCCGTTGCATTAAATGATACTGAAGACTTAGCAATTTCAGAAATTGATGAAAATACACTTGATGATATTGTCTTTGCTTATGGTGGTAATGAAGATATTGAAGGTGGAGCGGTCTTGATTTTAAGTAAGCATGACTTACGTGCTTTTGCAGGATTAAGAACAAAAGAAGGTAGAAAGGTACACTCCATTGATTATGTAAATCATACAATTGATGGTATTCCATATATCATCAATTCAAACTGTAGTGCTCTATCAAACAGTCAAACACCAGAAGGTGCATATGCAATGGCCTATGGATCACTTAAAAATTACGAAGTTGCAGTCTTTTCACCGATTGAGATTTCCAAATCAAATGACTACAAATTCAAACAAGGTATTATTTGCTATAAAGCATCTGTGTTTGTAGGTGGCAACGTCGTTGGTTATCAAGGCTTTGTGCGTGTAGTTAAGGGTGCAAGTGCTGAATCAACCGAAGAATAAAACTTATGTCAAACGACTCTTTACTAAACAAAGTAAAAAGGAGTTTGCTAATTCCTGAATCAGAAACATTCGCTGATGGGGAGATTGAGGTTTTGATACACTCATGTCAAGAACTCATCTCCTCAACAGGAGTTAGTCAAGACACCATTCAATCATCAGAGACTGCAGTCACACTCATCTTAATTTACTGTAAGACGTTTTTTGGATTTAAATCTGATGGCAGTGTTCGTGAATTGCCATCAAGTTTTTATACGATATTAAATCAATTAGCCATATCAAGAGGTGAGTAAAGTGTCCAATATTCGAATAAAGTTGTTTAGGGTTGATAAGAAGAAAGAAAAGTACTTGGTACTCTCATCAAAAGAAGTCATTGGTGTTGAACGGAGTTTAACAACAAGTGAATTTGAAACAAGTATTCAAACTAAGTTAAACATCATAAGAAAAGTTTTGGTTGTTTCTTTCCTTTATGGGGGAGAGAAGTTTGTTAAAGTTGGTGAGTCCTATTACAAGGTTGAAAGAACGTATGATTTAGGTCAATATATCGAATTATATCTTGCAAGTACTTCGCTATCAGATGGAGATTTTGTTCATGGATAAAGTACTTGATAGTGTCAATCATTTGATTCAAAAATATGGCGAAGCTATAGTTCTTCAAATGGATAAAAGAATTGATGAAACTGCAGACAAAATCCTAGAATATATCAAGGCAAACTGCCCAAGAAGTGACAGTGGATCTAACCATTTAGCTGATTCATTCATTAAAACTAAAATAGGTGATACCACATATATATCATCAAAGACAAAAGGTAAACTTGTCCACTTAATTGAATTAGGATATAAGCATACAAGTGGCAAATTTGTCAGAGGAAGACCATTCTTGATACCAGGATACGATAGATTCACACCAAAAATGATTGAAGACTTAAAGGGGATTATTCAAAATGGCACTTCGAAATGATCCAATCTATAAAGCATTAAAACCAGTTACAAAAAATGTCTTTTACTTAGAAAATCTACATGACAATCACAACTTAAATAATGAAATACCATTTATCGTTTGGCAAGTCATCAACAAGAAACCCATTGTTGCTGATAACATCGTACAAACATATCAAGTGACGTATCAGATTACACTCGTCACTAGAAAAAGAAGTGAAGCACTCGTGCATCGATTGGAATCACGATTAAACGAAAAAGAATTACCACATCGAATGATTAGTAGTTATCAAAATGATGATTACTCATTAAATAGGGTTTATGAAATCCAAATCATAACTAAGGGAGGTTATTAAAATGGGAAATAAAGTATCATTTGGACTCACAAATGTCTTTTACTCAAAGATTACGAATAGTAATGATACAGAAACATATGGCAATCCAGTAAGACTTTTTGGAGCTCAAGAGTTTTCTTCAGAAGTAATTGGGGGAAGTGAAAGAATTTATGCAGATGACTCTGTCATTGCAACACTCACCCAAAATGCTGGAAGAAACATCACGTTAAAATTAACGGAACTCGATAACGATTTTAAAACAAATATCTTAGGATACATCAAACTAGCTAATGGAAATCTTGTTGAAATCAATAATGCAAAGACTGAAAAATTTGCACTAGGTTTCGAATTTCAAGGAGATCAAGAAGCACGACGTGTATGGTTCTTTAGATGCTCAGTTACGCCAATCAATGAAGCAACCAAAACAAAAGGTGAATCTGCAGAAGCAAATAGTATTTCACTTTCAATCGTTGCAGAGCCAGTTCAAGTGGGTAATTACTTAATTACACATGTGGTGGCTCACAAGAGTGATGATAACTACGCATCCTTTTTGACCAGTAAGCCAGAGCTTCCAGTGATTGTGGGGGCGTAATATGGAAAAACAAGTCAACATTTCAGGTAAAGAATACAGGTTAAAATCATCCCTGTATTCTATTATTTCTTATAAGAATACATTTGGTTCAGAGTTGTTTAGTGACATTTCAGGAATAGAAAAGTTTGGAAATGGTAACGATGATGTATCAAGAGTTATTGATACAATTTTTAGAATTTTCTATATTCTACACAAACCATTTACGACAAAAAGTTATGATGATTTTTTAAATGATTTTGACTTTGATATTCTTTCCAACCAAGATGAGTTAACTAAACTAAGTCAAGTGATTGCAGAGGTCTTTAGTACTACAAAAAACGCAGTGGGGGGAAGTATCGAGAAGAGATAGATACTTCTCCCATTACTGCATCCATTATATTAAATCTAGGTGAACTAGGAATCTCAGTTCGTGATAGTGAGTTATTTAGCATTGAAACATATTTCGAGATTGTAGAACTAAGAATCAAAGCGATGGATGGAGAATCAAGTAGCAGAAGAGCAACACAAACTGATATCAATAAATTCCTACTTTGATGATAGGGGGTCAAGACAGTGGCAGAAACAATTAAAGGATTGAATATTAAGTTAGGTCTTGATACCTCTGATCTTGACCAGAAACTCAAAGATATAAATGGTGAGTTAAAAGAGGAACAAAAAGACTTAAAGGCAATTAATAATGCCCTAAAGTTTGATAGCAGTAATCTAGATAAATGGAAAGAGAAACAAGATAAGCTCAATAGTATTCTAGAAAATACTAAGAAACGTCTTGAAGTCCAAAATGCACGTCTTGAAGAGGCTAAGAAAGCACTCCAAGTGGGTGCAATTTCACAAGAGCAATTCAACCAAGTCAAGCGATCAGTTGAGTACGCTGAAGCAGATATCAATAAACTCAATAAAGAGTTAAAAGAAACTGAAAACCAGATCAAGAAGATTGGTGGAATCAATACTGAAAACTTGAAAAAGGTTGGTTCTTCATTCACAAAACACTTAACTGTGCCCATCGTTGCAGCAACCACTGCATTAGCAGCATTATCAGTCAAATCCATGCAAACTGCAGATGAACTTGCAGACAATGCTTCAAAAGTGTATTTATCGGTTGAAGCCTATCAAGAATGGGGATATGTTGCAAAAATATTAGCAGTTGACTCAAACAACTTACAAAAGGCACTTGTTAGAACCAACTCAATACTTGGAGAGGTCTCACAAGGTGGAGACAAGTATTCTGAGACATTAAACAAGATGGGACTAAGTTCTGATAAGTTGATTGGTAAGTCAACTGATGAAGCCTTTGAACTCATCAGAGATTCACTTTCCAAAGTTGAAGACCAAGCAGAACGCACAGCACTTGCTAATGAAATCTTTGGTGAGAAGTTGGGAACAGAACTTGCACAAATTCTTCAATCTACATCATCAGAAATTAGTACACTTAGAAATCAAGCAAGAGAACTTGGTATCGTTACAACCAAGCAAGCTGAAGTAGCTGGTAAATTTACAGACTCAATCGACAATCTAAAACAAAGTTTCACATCCTTAGGTGTGAGCATAGCAATGGAAATCGTTCCATTGTTACAGAAAATGATTGAGACTATACAAAATAAAGTGATACCAGTCTTAAAAAACTTAGTCCATTGGTGGTCGAACTTATCAACTGGTATGAAGAAGACCATCGGTATTTTAATAGGAGTACTCGCTGCTATTGGACCAGTCATATCAATTGTTTTAAAACTTATACCTTTGATTAAAACACTGAAAAGTGTCATGGCTGGTGGAACTATTCTAAAATTCTTCCAAGGGTTCGCACTTGGAAAGATTGCATTGATTGGTTTAATTGCTACATTAGCAGTTATCTTACTTCAAAATGAGAAATTCAGAGAATTACTCAAAAGGTTGATGGAGACACTTGGTCAACTATTAGAACCCATAGGAGCACTTGTTTCAACGCTTCTTAGTAAATTACAACCAGTCATAGATATCTTAATTGTTGCTATTCATAAAGTCATTGATGTACTCGTTAAACTTATTGAGGGTATCATGCCAGTGATTGAAGCTGTATTCGCTATTTTTGTTGATATCTTAGGGAAAGTAATTGCAAACATATTAGGATTGGTCGAA